GTTGTCAAGTGGGTGAGGTGTGGCAAACGTGTGTATATTGGGGATTTTTGGCCTTGTTAAGTGAGCAACAGGTAAACAGACGCACCCCCTCGCCGTGTCCGTGTCCCTCCCCCCTACCCCCCTAAGGGTTTACCCTATGGTTGTCGGGTCAAAACCATTAGTGTAGGGCATCGTATCCCTCGGCTTTCGTGATCTTTAACAATCGACATTGTCCATCTTATGCTGTGCTTCGCAGTTCAAGGCGTAATGCTTTCGGATTCAAGCATGGGTAAACATAAGTTGTACTTTGTGAAAGCAGTTCATTAAAAATTTAATAGCGTTTTGCGTGTTTGGGTGAAGTAACACGCCGGTGATGTCCGACTCTATTGCCTAACCCGTAAGGCATGGCATAAACACGCATGGCAAGCGTGGGAGTCGGTTTCAAGATGTACATTGCATGGTGTAGTGTGCATCTTCCAAACCTAACTTACTTAAGGATTTCATCATGAATCTCGTAAACATCATCGACAATGGCACTTCTATCGTTTTGTCTTCTAAGACCGGCAAAACTGGTTCGTTTGCACGGGCTGTGGCTTTCGCTGATCGCCAAACCCGCATGGACATGGGTCACGCCATGTACGCCAAATGGCTTGCAAATGGTCAGTATCGCCCCTTGGTGAATGACATTCTCGATACGCTTGTGCCAAAGTCAGCCGCGCCTTTTATCGGTGGTTTAGTTCCACAGTATGGTTCCGTGTCAAAAGAGCAACTGATCGGCTTGTGCTTGGCTGTCAATAATGCAGTCGTGACCAAGGGCAAAGAACTCAAGGGTCAAAAGGGTTTCGTGTACGGCATCGTTCAGCGTATCGCCGAGCAGGGTGCGCCAGAAATTGTCGAAGCCTAAGCAGTCTCACTTCTGAAGCCCACAACATTGTGGGTTTTGGTAGGTAGATTCAAATGCTAAAGCGTTGGGTGTTGGGGTGAGAATCCCCATTGGATGCCCAAGTGTGTAGGCGGAGACCTTGTCACACCATATTGAATGACCACAACAATTCCTGAGCATGAATCAAACTGCTCACCCTCATTCACTTAATCACGGAGTAACTCATGCGTATTCATTCTGTCCCACGCGGTTCGATGTATCCCATGCCATCGCTTGCAACAGGCGATAAAGATAAAGTATTACCCGGCGGTCTGCCACCAGTACCTAACCGGAATATATATTCCAAGCTGACTGGTCACCACAAAACCACGCACAAACACACACAACAATGGCGTGACAATCGTAGTCACGGAAACGTGGCGACATACGTGGGTGCATGGGCGCAAGCCAAGCTGTCTTGAATATTCTCAGGGTTTGCCACAAGAATATTCACCGGAATATTCAGTACTACAAAAAATATAGTTGGCTTATCAACGACTTACGTTAAAACTAATACTTTGAATATTCCAATATTCCAATATTCCATATAAATATAGGCTGCTACACGTAGCCATGTTTCCGAACAGTCACGCGCTGATGCGACCACATAATCCGCATCATTCACAAACCCGCCTGACCCTTTCCAAAACACGGAATATTGGAATATTCACGTTAGTGCCCACTAACTACGCTCGTAAGTCGTTGATAAGCTAACTGTTTTTTTGTTAGTACTCACTCACGTAAATATTCTCTTATCAATCCTATCGCGGAATATTCACCCGCAAAAGTGCGCCAGCACCTATCACGCCCCGAAATCCCCAGCCAAGCAGTCAGGCATCGTTGACTGCATTTCACCCACCAACTTACCTTTAACTCACTTACTTGGACAACCTATGAAAACCCAACTGATGTACTTGACCATCCCAACCGACTTGGACCACCTCATTGTCGACCCCAACTTCGCCAGTAATGACCACGAGTTCGTGTTTGAGTGCGACATGAACGACAACCCTATGGATGCCGATGACCCTGAGTTCTATCTGCGCCAGTACTACAAATCTGTGGGGGTATGATGAATCCTATTTACTACATTGGCGGGACAATCATGTCCTGCGGCTTTATCTTCGTTGGATGGGGTAGCGAAGGCTATCTGTCCAACCTTTGTCTTATTCTCGGTGGCTTGTATTTCGGTCACCTTGTCACTGATGCACTCAACAGTCCAACCAAGGAATCCTTATGAAAGTTGTAATCAATGATTGTCATGGTGGTTTCGGTTTGACCGATGCCGCATTGGAAGAATACAAAAACCGTAAAAACATCACAAGCCCTAATTTCTACTGTTTCGACATTCCTCGGGAGTGCCCAGTGTTGGTTGCAATGGTTGAAGAACAAGGAACCGCAATCAATGCCGACTATTCTGATTTGAAAGTTGTGGAAATACCCGATGATGTAAATTGGTATATCAAAGACTACGACGGCCTTGAACACGTGGCCGAACGTCACAGGACTTGGGTTTAAAAATGACAATCAAATCCATAACAGTCGAAGTCCGTAATGTTTACGGCAACACGCTGGTCTATCCGATCTGCGACACAGCCAAACTCTTTGCACGCATCGCCAACAAGACCACACTGAACGCATCTATCCTCAACGATGTAGTACAGCTTGGATTCCAAGTCAACACAACCAGCAGCGTGCTGCCCTTCAAACTCGATACACCCAAGGAGTAACCATGTTTCGTGTATTTATCCCCAACCTCAATCGCTGGATTGAAAACGTCCCTGCCACCGAAGCCCTTGTCTACAAGGAAGAAGGCTATCAAGTAGAACGCATGGAGACAACATGAGGACATACAAAGTTCGAGAATTTCACGCAGGACTCCATTGGTATCACGTGGTGGAGTTGTTTGTCGATGGTGAATGTATTGGCGAAATGAATCTCACCAATATATCTGAACGCGATGCGTTCATCAAAGAATGGATTGCCTCATGAGCGAAGACTACCACCTACCTATATGCACTCACTGTTATGCAGTGCGTGTCGAGCCACAACGTAAACACCTATCACGCCCGACCTGTGCGTCATGTGGTGACAAGATCGCCAAAGAACGTAAGTTCACTGTGGTGTGTAACAACAAGCAGGGGTATGAACTTATCACGAACCCTGACTACCTTAAACAACTCAACCCCAAGAGGACAACATGATTAGCGACGAAGAATGGGAAAGGCGCAAGCCTGAGTTTGCCCAGTGGTATGCCAAGCACATGATCGAGGTATTCGGCCCTTGCATGGCTAGAGGTATTGCCAACCGAGAAGTGCTTGTCGACAAAATAATAAAGCTTGACCCGAACAGCTTTTGGGAACTGGTACTCGAAATCATAAACAAGGAGACAACATGATGGGCAAAAGATTCAAAGAACTTGCTGAGCAAGCGGGACTGTACGACTTTGTATTTGAAGCAATGGGTGTCGACGAGGAGTTAACAAACTTTGCCGAGTCAATTGTGCGGGAATGTGCCACGGTTGCTGGTAGAGATGTTGCGCATTTTGTATTAAAACACTTTGAACTGGAGAATTGATATGACAATCAAAACGATATACACAGAAGTCGAGGTAGACGTGGACTTGAGCGACTTCGACACTGCTGACTTGGTCGAGGAACTGAATGATCGTGGCTCACATGGCTTGAGCTTTGACGACACTGAGACGCTGACCAAAGCGTGGCAACACGACCGAGAGGGGCGCAGAGATGAGGCATACGCCATCCTGCGTGAGTACATGTTATGGAAACTGGGGAGAGTTATATGAGTGCATTTCCAAGCCCAGAACACAAAATCATTCTGCTGACCCAACTGAGAACCCTTGGAGTCAAGACGGTCGAGGTCACCTTCTCTGGTGGGGGCGACTCAGGCAGTATCGACGACGTTAACGTCTACGATAACGACAATGATGACGTCAACCTGACGATACACCACCTCGACTGGCCTGAGGAAAGTTCTATACATGACCCTGATACCAACGCATGGATAACTGAGGTCAAGGTGGTAACCATACCCTTGGACGAAGTACTTAAACGTGTAACCATTGATGCGCTGGCGGAATCAGGGCTTGACTGGTACAACAACGATGGCGGTCAAGGTAGCTTGCTCATCGACTTCAACAAGTCGCCGCCTGAAATCAGCCTAGATGTAGGCATCAACTACACAACTACCGAAGACCATACGATTGACCTAAACGAGGAGGACGAAGATGCACCCATGTCACCATAGTATGACCAGCGTGAAGGTGTGGGGAGGTAAGTTAGAAGACTACCAAGCCATACACGACTGGTTTGATGCGACCAAAGAACTGTGGGCAGATGCCAGACATCGTGCCCTGCGACACCATAGCCAAGGGATATTTGAGGCTGAGCGTGTGTTTGGACATGCCATAACAAACAGTGACGGCAGACTTGTGCCTGTACGTTACATCGGCGAGCAGCATGTCAAAGAGGACTGCGGTGGACGTATCCCGACCATCGTGGATTGGCTAGGCAAGATACCCATGGAAGTATGGATGAACCGAAGTTATAAGGTGGAATGACATGATGCACCGCAAATTCTATGCACGAAAGAACCCATGGGCGGCACATGGTGGACGCATGACCATACAGAAAGCATTCAGACATTGGGTGCAACCACATAAAGCTGAGAAAGCATCCAGTATGTCGGCATGGCGGTATGAGCGTGAGCTTGCTTCATTCGATATGAACAAAGATCGCAATCGTTCAGCAGTTGGATTGGTGCGAGCATTCGGCTCACCAACATTCTTTAATGGTGCATACCGCAACGCAGAGAACGACTAGCGCAGCAGGTGAGCTACCAGACTACACAATCAAATCAAACACAAGCGTAGAACTTGTGACAACAGCAGTGGGCTAGGAAAAACACCTATCACAACTGCATATCACACGGCGATCCAAACGGCGTCGACTTCAAATCAAACTGTAACTTACTGAGGGACTTATGAAATACTCCGACATCAAAAGCTCTGTACTGAGCAACTTCTCCATTGGCAACAAGCTTGTGCCCTTCATCAAGGGTAGGCCCGGCGGCGGTAAGAGTGCACTTGCACGTGATATCGTCAACTCTCTAGGTATTAACCCTGAGCGTGTGACCGAGTTCAACCCAAGTCTGCGTGACCCTGTGGACATCATGGGTGTGCCACGCACGGACAACGACGTAGCCAAGTGGATACCAATGCCTGAGTTCTGGCGTATTCGTGACGACGGCACTGACCAACCATGTGCCTTGATCGTGGAGGAATTGAGCGATGCGCCTGTCCCCATGCAGAACCCAATGTGCCGAGTCATCCTTGACCGGTACGCGGGCGAACTTGGACTTCACAAAAAGCTGGTCATTATCGCCACAGGTAACCGAACCGAGGACAAGTCAGGTGCGAACCGCATGACTACCAAGCTGAGCAATCGTATGCAGAACTTGGACTACGACGAGAACCTTGATGACTGGGTTAACTGGGCGCTAGATAAGGGGATACGCCTTGACCTGATTCAGTTTCTACGCTTCCGGCCCAACCTGTTGTCTGACTTCCAACCCAACCGAGAACTTAACCCGACTCCCCGTACATGGGAATTCGTGAATGAGGTCAACGCTAGCTTGCCAAGTGATCTGTACTTCGGCAACATCGCTGGTCTCGTCGGTGAGGGTGCGGCGGCTGAGTACACAGGCTTCAAGCGTATCTTTGAGAACTTGCCCAACATCGACGGCATCATCATGAACCCTGCCAAGGCTGAAGTCCCCAAGGACATGGCTGTGCTGTATGCCTTAACTGGTGCGCTAGCACACCGAGTGTCAGTGGACAACATCGACCGAGTAGCTGAGTACATCAATCGTATGCCGCAGGACTTCCAAGTCATGTGCATGCTGGATGCTCAGACACTTGCCCCCAAGATTCGCAATACCAAGGCATATGTGCAGTGGACTGTGAAGAACGCCAACGTCTTAATGTAAGGAGAACTTAATGAAACTGACGACACTTGCTGAGAAAGCCGTACTGGTCAAGCTGACCACACGCCGAGCCAACCTGACCAAGCGAGACACTATCGCAGAGGAATTTGTGCAGGAGGAACTGGGCGACACGTCGCTCATCGTTAACAAGAAGTTGTTTAGGGACGCAATGAACCCTGTCAACATACTGGTTAGCAAGATGAGTGAACCATACACCTATCACAAAACGCACACACTGCCATACGTTGACAAGGGGCCAAGGCTTCTACCAACTACACAGTATCTTGATTACACAGCGAACATGAGGCGTATCAATCAAGAGGTGGACACGATGAAGGCCAACGTCATGCCCAAGTATGACCAGTATGTACAGCTTGACATCCAATCTCGCATCGCACGGGATGCAGGCAAAGCTAAGCCGCCAAAGTACATCGCCCCAAGCTTGGAAGACTACCCAACGTCTGAACAGTTTGAGCAAGCGATAAGCACGACACTGGTGTTCTCACCATTGCCTGATGCACGACACTTCCTGTTTGATATCAGTGAAGAAGACATGGGACAGTTCAACGATCAGATGGACGCAGTCTCACAACGCGCAAGGTCGGAGGTCATTAAACGCATGATGGAGCCGCTGAAGCACTTGGTGGACAAGCTCAACAAGCCTATCGGTACTGAGGGACATATCTTCCGTGACTCTGCGGTTGAGAATGTGATCGAGGGTATCGACATGGCGAAGAAGCTCAACGTCAATGATGACCCTGACATCGTGGACATGGCGAACACCATCGGTGAGGCCATATCTAAGTACTCCACTAACGTGGACGTGTTGCGTGAGTCTCCTATTGTCCGGGAGCAGGCTGCGGCGAAGCTGGACTATATTGCACGACAGATGGGAGGTTTGTATCAATGATCACATTCACGGAACTTGAGGTAGTACTCATCATCGGATGGGTGGTAACAGTCTTTGCGTTCATGAACTTGAGCAAGAGGTTGACTATCAGCCGCAACAGAATGGGTGCAATGGACAGGCTTCTCCAAGAGATAGCCGACAAGAAGGTGCATATCGAGCGAGATAGCGACAACAACATCAACATAATAACACTGGAGTGACACATGGCAACTAAACTGGAGAAAGCCAAGGCGCAGATCATTCTCGATCATGCGTTCTTTGCATCAATACTACTCAAGCGTAAGCTGGTAGAGACACGCAAGATACCAACGCTAGCGGTAGATCAGAAGTCAACGATCTACTACAACCCTGACTTCATTGAAGGGCTACCTGTGCCACAGATAGTGTGGGGCTTGTGTCATGAGGTCGGTCACGTTATCGGTCAGCATGCTAGCCGCAAGGGTACACGACAACACAAGAAGTGGAACTATGCTGGTGACGCATGGATTAACGACATGCTTGACTCATGCAAGATCGGTCAGCGTATTCCCAACTGTGTGGACATGGCAGGGTCTAAGGACTTGACTGTCGAGACTATCTACGACAACTTGCCTGATAACGGGGGCGGCGGTGGAGGTGGAGGTGGAGGTGGAGGTGGTCAGGGCGGAGGAGGTGACTTCGATATGGGTGACATCGGTGAAGACATCATCCAAGGTGATGGCGGTAAGCCTATGACTCAGGACGAGATCAACGAACACAACGCTGAGATCAAGGTGCAGATCGCTGAAGCTGCGCAGGCAGCCAAGACACGTGGTGCATTAAGCGGTACGCTAGCTGGTATTGTGGCTGAGATTCTGGACGTCAAGACGCCTTGGTATGAAATCCTTGAGAAGCATTGTGTCAGTCGTGTCAATCAGGGTCAGACATGGCGCAGACCGAATCGTCGCTTTGAGGATGTGTACTTGCCAAGCGTAGACAAGCTGCCACAGATGGGAGAACTTGTCGTGCAGATCGACGTATCTGGATCGATCTCTAAGCAGGAGTTAGATCACTACTCAGGTCACCTATCACGCATTGCTGAGCAGTGCAGACCGGAGAAAGTTCATGTCTTGTACACAGACACAGACGTCGTCAAGCACGTTGAGTTTGAATGTGGTGAGGAAGTCACCCTTGAGTTCTACTCAGGCGGTGGTACAGACATGCCAGCAGGATTTACCTACTGTGATGAGCATGGCATCAACCCCGACGTGTTCGTGTGTCTTACCGATGGTTATACAGACTTCGGTGAAGCGCAGAACTACCCAATCGTGTGGTGTATCAGCAGTGACATTGAAGCCCCTCACGGCGAGAATGTTCACTTCGAAATGGTGTGATTACCTTTAAAGAAAGCGTGGCATGGGGCTGGATTATGAAAGACTCGACCAGACCCCATACCGTCGCCAGAATATACGCGTACTGGGAAAAAGGTAAACCACAGAAGCTATATCGTGCTGAAGTACTCGATTGCGAAATCATGGTGTTCGACACACTTGAAGAAGCAAAAGCGTGGGCGGCGATGGCGCTCAGAATTTAATCAGGAGGAGGTATGAGACTTACTAAATACGCCATCATGATAATACGTGAGCGAACCAAAGAAATTGAAGCGTTAACCAAAGGCATGGCTCGCATGGGGGCGTTTGATGATCTTGTAAAACACAGGATGAAATATAAAACACCACCCCAACCTAAGTTCTCTGATATCAATTTAGATGATCTTAAAGGCGACGATGCCCGTATGGTTGTCATTGCTGGACTTCACAACGTGCCAACGCCGAACATGAGTTACTTCAAAGACGGCACATGGGAACAACGTACCGCAGAACAACAACGTAAAGTGTTGCTCAACACAGCAGTAGAGAAGGGATTGGATTTATTCAGAAAAGAATTACGTAAAAACATGGAGAATGGTTATGTCAAGATGCCAGCTAAACCACGAAACACTTGAGAAGTATCGCTACGTTAACGTAGAGGATGTTGAATGGTGGGAATATATTTTTTCTGACTTTGAAGAAGACATGCGTAAGCATGGAGTCAAGGTTGACCAAATATACTTCAGCGGTTTTTGGAGCCAAGGTGATGGTGCATGTTTCGATGGGAGTGTCCAAGATTGGGGTTTGTATCTATTGCACCTAGGGTACGACGACCAGATACTCACATCCCTTGCGAACCAAACATGGTGGGGTAACTGGGAACGTAGAGGGCGCTACTCTCATGAGAACAGTGTATTGATCGACAGTGATTTGCACATGGGTGAGAACCCATATTGTTCGACTTCAGATGGGCTTAGGCATGATGCGTGGCAACACAAGATTCACACCTATGACTTCCTTGCGATACATGAGGAGATTGAGAAGAACTTGAGGGGGCACATGAATGATTTGTACGACAAACTTAGAAAGGAGTATGACCACTTAATAACGGATGAAGCAGTAATTGAATGGCTTGAATTTAACAACAAATTAACTGAACTGGAGATTTAACATGGCATACGTAGCAATCAGCGGAAACTTAGTAGCATCAGTCAAGAACCACATGGACATGATGCACGACAAAGACAAGAGATCGATTCCTGAGGTAGACGGCACACTTGATATCAATACAGTCCCGAACGATATCATGGACAAAGTGTGGGGGGAGCATATGCACCTTGCAAATCAAATGCCGCAAGAGTGGAAGAAATACAAAGACGAGGTAGAACTCAGAGTTGATATACCACGTGGAGATGGTACGTCTTACAAGATAGACCGCACTATGAGACTTGTTGGTGGCATCCATATGATGTGCCCACCGGATACGCCTAACTATGGGTTTCGTATCCAAGTACCCGCCGACCATGAATTGATGGCAGAGTATGTTGCGTATCA